TAATCGGCATTGAGAAGATGAGGAACACCAGCATAGATGCGATGGCCATAGAATCCATTCGCGCCTGTGTTATAGGGCAAAGTCATTACATCAAATTCAGTAGTTTCAAAAGAAACAGGAAGAGCATTCATAGTAGAAAGATAATGTTCTTTTCCATCTACGACAAGAAGATGCTTTACATTTCCATATGTTTGACGCTGAATGCTTTCTATAGCATCCTTGAGTTTTGGAGAACCAATCGTTGGTGTAATTACGATTACAGATTTTTCAATAACAAGTTTCATGATATACCTATAAAGAAAGAGAAGCACTAGTATATAGTGCCTCTCCAGATTTGTCAATGTTTACTTGAGAGGAATAAGACCCTTATCTATCAAGTAACCTTCTTCACCGATTGCATTCTCACTCTGATATTCTTCCATGAACTCTTTCAAGTTTGGAATTGTATCGAAGTGATCGCCCTTGAAATATACATAAAGCTTACGAGAGATCGGATATTCTCCAGCAGCAATAGTATCATAATCAGGAACAACATCGTTGATTACGACACCTTGAATGATGTTAGTGTTTTCTTCAAGAAATGAATAACCAAAGATGCCGAATGCAGTAGGATTATTCTGTAGCTTCTGAACGATCAGATTGTCATTCTCGCCGGCTTCAATATATGCACCATCTTCACGAACAGACTTACAGAACTTCTTTTCATCATCAGCAGAAACAGTTAGACCTGCTTCCTTGATTGCAGACTTACATTCCTTTTCAAGGACCAACTCTACAAACGAATCGCGTGTACCAGAAGTTGGCGGTGGGCCCAGAACTTCAATCTTGTCACTAGGAAGATCGGGACGAATATCACTCCAAGTCTTTACAGGATTTTCTACAAAACTACCATCAACTAAAACATACTTTGCAAGTGCTGTATAGATGTCTTTAGTTGACAACTTGACGGCAGAATGATCCCTAGACATTGCTAGAACAATAGCATCAATACCGATTGTAATTTCAGCAATATTGTTTACGCCATTCTCAGCACAAGTCTTCTTTTCTTCTTCCTTCATAGGACGAGAAGCATTGACTGCATCTGGTGTATCTTCACCATTACCAGAACAAAACATCTTGATGCCGCCGCCAGTACCAGTCGCTTCTACAATTGCTGTAGGTGTGCCAGTCTTATTAGCAAACTGCTCTGCTACGGTTGTGGTGAAAGGATAAACTGTAGAGGAACCCACAATACGAATAGTATCACGGGCAGCATATGCTGTTGCGAATGACATAGACAATGCAGCAGCGATAAAGAGTAGTTTCTTCATGTGTTCTCCATAATAAAAACTGAGGGAGTTTATTCTCCCTCAGTATGTAGTGTCACTGGCCAGATAGCCAGTCGGCTTCTTCGTCATTATACGGCGCCATCACCAGTTGCTCCTCTTGCTATGAGACATACGGTCCCATTCACGTTGGAGATGTTCAAGATGTACACGGTCCGTAGCCTGACTTAGATAATTATACATTCGATCTTGTTCACTGCGATGAGAAAACAATTTCTTTAAGTATGACACCATTACTTATCGCCATACTTTTCAGATAGAAACTGCTCCGTCGCTTCACCATTATGATTTTTATTAGGAACTTCACCAATGTTGATCTTCTTTGGCTTCTTTTCTTCTGGAACGAAACGTTCAAGCCAAATCTTCAACATACCATTGATAAGGTCTGCATTCTTGATTTCAACAGTATCAGCAAGTGTGAACTGACGAGTAAAGGCGCGTTCAGCAATACCCTTGTAAAGATATTCGCTATCGTCGGCAGAGATATTGCCCTTTACAGTGAGAGTGCCGTCTTGCAATTCAAGTTCAAGGTCTTGCTTGCCAAAGCCTGCAACGGCCATTTCAATCACATACTTGTTCTCATCAACCTTCTTGATGTTGTATGGAGGATAAGTTGGAATCTTAGGCATAGATTCGCCAAGTTCAGCAAGGCGCTTGAGAATTGGCTCAAAGCCTACAGTGGTATTGAATTGCTTGGGAAAATTAGAAAAGGAAAAAGGATCTAGTAACTTGTTCATGTTTAACTCCTGTTTAGCAAGTTAGTTATGTTTAGTCTTCCTTTCGGCAAGACTGGAGCGGGAGTAAGATTTGACACTCACATCGTTCGGTGGGAACCGACCATTTTCATTAAACTACCCCGCAAGGTGTGAGATACTTAAAAGTTATTCTCACACTGGTATATAGTACACTTTTCTTAGAAAATGTCAACCCTTTTAAAGAATTTTTACGGTTATTCCTGTTGAACCCATACCACCGTCTCTTTCAGACTTTCGGCCAGGTCGTTCAAATACTTCCCAGATAACATATTCTTCACTCTTTACCATTTCGCCTTGAGCGATGCGGTCGCCATTGTTTATCATGTGGCCATTATCTGAGGTGTTGTGTAAGAGAATAAACAGTTCGTCAGTATAGTCTGCATCAATGATGCCTTGACCATTGATCAAATTGAGTCCCTGCTTTAGTGAAATGCCTGATCTTGGATGAACACGAACAGAATATCCTTCTGGAATATCCAGAATCAATCCTGTAGGAATCATCACTCTTTCGTGTGGGCCGATGTAAATGTTTCCATTCTTCATAGGTCTGGTGAAAGCCGAGTTGAAGTTGTTGTATCCTTTAAACTCGACTTTACCAAATGTCTGACAAGATATGTCAAAACAAGCTGATTGCTTTGTTAGAAAAATCGGAAGAACTACCGATGGATGCGTCTTGTAAATGTTCAATCTATTCATTATATACTCCAATATATTATCTTGAAATTTCTTCCCAGTCCATTGATGCATGAGCATCTAGTGTATCAATTGCTCCTGCAATTGCAAGAGTTAAAGGATAAGGAGTGTTGGTCAAAGCATTTCTTTCTAGCTGAAACTTAAATAGTGCTTCTTTTAGAATATCTGTTGGAACGGCACTCTGAGCATCTGATGAGAAATATCCTTGTGCCATTGTTATGCCACCAGTTACAGTATTATTTGATGTCATATTATATTCGACCGATGAATCTGTACCAGCAGATGTAAATGTGTTATTAGCTAGAGTTCCGTTACGAATAACTTTCCACATAAACTTACCATTATTACCGATACCCATTACTGATAGTGCAGTAAGAATAACTATAGCATCTATTCTTTCACTTTTCAATCGTAATGTTGCAACGGCATAATCTGTACCAGCAACAAATAATTTTCTAGGTGCCGTTATAGAAGTTCCGATAGATTGCTGGAATCCTCTGAGTTCGTAACCGCCTTCTGAGATGACAGTAGAACACACCTGCTTTAATGCGCTTGAATTGCCAGTCGGTCCGACATTCTTAATCTCATATCTCAAAGGTAGAGATGCTGTTGTCATGTATGTGGTTGCAATACGGTTAGCATGATGGAAAGAATGACAATGAATGAGTTGGCCGTCAATCACAAAACCACAACGAACAGAACCAAGACCTAACCATTCAATATCTGTAAAGAGGATTTGTGCTTTGCTCAAATCTAAAGTTTTTTGTGATGGGCTACCTTCTACTGCACCAAGAAGAGTATCTGTATTCCAATCTGCTTGTGCAACTCTATTTTCAGTCACTACACCAGATGATAAAGTTCTTTCTACAAGATAGATATCGTTGTTAGCCTGTTCTAGATAGATACCGTTATTTGCACCGTAATAACCAACTCGCTGTATAAGATTTGTCTGGGCATTGGCCATTACAAATGTATTAAGAATTTGTAATGATTTGCCTGGCTGATACGAGAATACTTTAGTTGTTTCACGAATGATTTGATCGTTAGCTGCTGTGCTAACACCAAGATTAATCAGACCTTCGTTAGGAGAGAATGTGATTGTCGTGTTTGTATTGTTAGACTGAACCCAAAGTCCGTTGTCTCTATACCTGTGAGAAGAATCAAATAGCGTCAGAGGAGAAGAAGTTCTAGCCCTGCCGAAAGCATCGACGGACATACCAGAAGGATTAGCGGGACCAACGAGATTACCGTACTGATCAGCCAGCATCATAACTTCGAAGATTGTAGTCTCTTGTGGTAGATACTTGTGCGTATCCTTACGGAACTGTGCCATTTTATTCTTCCTTGCGCTTCTTGCCTATGCTATATTTAGCAACCAGATTCCACTCAGACTTTTCTTTATGTGAAATGATCTTGATTTGAGACAGTGGCGCTACAGGATCAAGGGTCTTTTCTTCGTTAATCAAATCTACAAGACCCCATTCGTGCAATAGATTGGCAATGGTATTAAGACGGGCCCGGTCATCTTCTGTAAAGTCCGACTGCTTTCCGTCTAGTAAAAACAATTGCTTAAAATGAATCACATAATATTTACCTTGCTTATGAAGGATGTGACATGATTGATATAGCGTCTTTTCTTTCTTTGAGGCTACTCCAATACGAGAAAGTGTCTCACGAACTTTTAAAAAATTATCAGGATTTGGTAGCGCCACCTCCACTAATTCGTTTATGTCTAACATTCAAACCACCTTTATTTAAACTCTTTTTAATCTCTTCGATTTGCGTGTCAGACAAGATGGACAAGGCTTCTTTAGCCTTTTCGTTTGAGTAACCATAATACTCTTTTACAGCATCCAAATTCTCTATGGTATCACGCTTTTGCCATTTCTGGAAAGGCCTTCTAAAGGCCCTCACAGTATTTAGCAAATAGTGGTATTGAAGAATGTTGTCGAGATTTGGAAGCTTGTTCATCTCATTAGCAAACATTACTATGTCGTGATGAAATGAAAGGGAACGATTGACAACGAACGGGACATAATCCCGCTCGTTTTCTTCTGTAACAACTACCTTCTTAGTCTGCTGAATAGAAGGTATAATATCTTTAAATAAGTCAGACATATTCACAATCAACCATCAGTTCGGTCAGACAGGCCACAAGATTGATCTCCTGATCTGCGACAAATGCAGCCTGATACTGATACTTACCAATTGTAACTACAGCTTGAGGAATAGAATCAGGTTTCATGTATTCATAAAGACCATCATAAATCTTGCGATAGATCCTAGCCGGTTCAATATCAGAGTTTGTCACACACCACTTACGCATTTCACCGAAGTTCTTGTCTTTGAGATGCTTTACGAGATCACCAATCTTGCGAAGATCGGACAATTGAGCAACAATGCCAGCATCAAGAGATCCAGAAGAACTAAAACGCTGCAACTCATTAAGAGTACGGCGATAGTCAGGGAAATACTTTTCGATGATCTTAGCAAGAACCGCTTTATCGTAATTCACACCTTCTTGAGTAAGAACATTCTCCATGCGCTTCATCAATTGCATGGCCATTTTTGCTTTTTCGTCACTCCTCAATGCAAAGTCAATTACTGAACACCGAGAATGAATAGCATCAATTAGCTTAGACTTGAAGTTACATGTGAAGATGAAAGTGCAGTTTGCAGAAAATTCTTCAATTGCACCACGCATAGCAGCTTGTGCTTCTGGTGTAAGATAGTCGGCTTCATCAAGAATGATGACCTTCAATCCGCCAGTCAGAGACACTGTTGATGCATAGTTGCGAATGGTTGTTCGCAACACATCGATGCCACGATTTTCAGATGCGTTGATATAAAGGTGATTAATACCAATCTCATCACACATAGCTTTTGCAACGGTCGTCTTACCGACACCTGCTGAACCAGTGAGCATGAGATTAGGTATTTCTTTACGATCAACATACTCCTGAAACGGCTTTTTCAGCCGATCAGGAAGAATACAGTCATTAACTGTAGTCGGGCGGTACTTTTCTACCCAGAGGAAGGATTCTTTCATCAATTTCATCCGTAATTTTTTGAAGAATTTCTTTAGCGCCGGCGCCGCCAAGATTTTGCACATAAATGCTCTTGGCGGTTACCAGCATGTTTGAAGCCAACATTAGTATGTCTTCAACATTATCGCACATCATGATCTGCCTGTCAATAGGCTCCATGAGTTCTGCCATACGTTCAAGTGTTACCTTTTTGTTTTTCACTTCATTACGCCATCATAAAACTCTTCAAAGTTCCTATTCTCTTCTTGTTCCTGAGAATAATTGGCCTTGAAGTAGACCTTTGCCATACGGCGAACGATCTTCTTGTCAACACCAGTTTTGTCACTAATGTTGTTGACTGATTCCTTCTGATAGTCTCTCTCAGCAGCAACTCGCGTCATGCTGTCATTCAATTGCTGAACAGCTTCCTTAAGTTCCTTCTTCTGATTATCAGTCAGAGAATTGATGCTAACAAAGTTCTGATTATGCCCAATACCAGACATTACTTGGACTCCAATGCGATGAAATACTTGATCTTGTTATTCTTCGAAACGAACTTAGCAAATGCACCAAGCTGCATCTCAACGTCATAATCGCCAGGAATTAGCTTGATGTTTTCGACCTTGAATGATGCAGTAAAGTCTTCACCAACATAATCATTCAGCTTGAACGATGCATGATTAGAAGTATCATTGGCCTTCTCATGCGTCTGCAAACGAATCTCACCATTCTTACCGACAACGGACAGATGAGTAAGATTGTTCATTGAAGCAAGGCGCAACAACTTGGTCAGATTTGCATTTGTAAGATTAAAGCTTACATCAACCTGCTTCAGCTTCAACTCCTTGTCAGGCGGAGAAACGATAAGATTTGGCGAACACGAATAATAGTTAAACGTGATATCACCATCATCCATCAAGACAGAGTTCTCACTAAAGGTCAGTTCAGGATTCTTTAGAGTAGAGACATTGCCAAGGAACTGGTTCAAGTCATAGATACCAAACTGTTCGGGCAGAGCATCTTCAATTTCCGCTTCGACAAGAATGGACTTTTCAGGAGAAATCGTCTTCTGTAGATTTCCCTTTTGAAGAACGATTCCAGAATTGATGGACGAAAAGTTCTTCAATACACTCAGGGTGTTTTCACTCAACTTCATAATATAAACTCCGATTTGTTTTTGGATTACGCTGCTAGTATAGCAGGCTTTTGTGGGCCTGTAAAGACTTTTAGCATGTGACTGATATCTCCTTCAAGCGAGGAAACAGTTCCAGTATTGTGCAATTCATGATCCATGATTGAACCAATCCATGCCCATTCGGAATAGTGGATCTTATGTCGATCAACCATCATGTCTCTAGCCTTCTCATAGTTAGGAGAAGAATAGTTGTTTGCTTCATTTGCAGTCTCATACCACTCAGGATCTGGACCGCGCTTCACACGAATAACAAAGCCGCCCTTAGATTGAATGAACTTGATTTCATTTGGAAAACGAACGTCAGCAATCACCACATTCGGATACATTTCCATTTTACGCTCAAGAGAATGAATCCAAAGATCAGGATGAAATACATCACGACCTGCTTCGGTGCCCATCATCTGTAGAGCAAGACGAGGAGAAATGTCATAGCCAAACTTCTCTGACCACCATTCGTCTTTCGCTTCGCGCCAGTTACGACTTTCTTCTGTATCACCTTCAAGGAGATTTCGCGGCCATCCGAAGATGGCCGCTGTTGCGTCCTTTACTGTATCAGCAAAAGACAGTTTGTGAAAGTTGTGTTTGTTAACCAGAATGTCGGCGGCAGTGCCTTTACCTGATCCAATAAAACCGACAACACCAATGATCATTAAAGTTTTCCTGTCAACTGTGCAATTGCTTGCATATCACCCTTGAACGGATAAGTACCCACATGCTGAGTCTTCATCCACGGACAAAGCCAAATCTTACCGCCGATCTTTCTCCAATACTGACAGAACATATAGTCTTCAGAGAGATAACGATGAGAAGCATTACTCTGCAATTCAAGTAGTTGCTTGAAATCTTCCTTCACATCATGACCTTCGGCAGCCTTAGTCATTAGATTGTGAACATCTTGCAAAGTGTAGTTATTATCAATGACCGTATCAAAGTATGCATGAATATACCTTGAACCATCAAAGTTGGCCTGACCAGCATGATCTGGGCGATAATTCAAATGCGGATACTTATCACGGAAGATATCAAACACTGCTTTCTTTATCATCATGTATCCTGTACCGATTTCCATGACTTCAAGAGGTTCAGACACATTGAACTGCTTTGTGCCAGGAACAGGATTGAAGACGTAATCGCCAGCGACAGATTCTAGTCTGCCTGCTTCTACATTAGCATTTTGCTGAACAGCGGCGACAACGTTTCGCCAATTGATAGACTTCTTCGGATAAGGAGCGCCAATGATATCCTTATCAAGTGCAAGAAGTGCTAGAACATCTTGCGGATTGAAATCAATATCCGAGTCGATAAAGAGTAAGTGAGTAAAACCGGAGCGCAAGAATTCATCTACAAGATAGTTTCGTGCGCGAGTGATTAGGGATTCGTTGAATAGAAACGAGAAGCGAGTTTCTACTCCATACTGAGTCATTGTGCCTTGCAAGTCAAGACAAGACTTTACATAAAGACCATTGGCCATTCCACCGTACATAGGCGTAGCGATGAATAGCTTACACTTTCTCAAATCTTCGGCACTAATTTTTAATTCCATGCTAAAACTCCATAATGAAAAGAAGGACGAACACTAGTATATAGTATTCATCCTTCTTGGATTTGTTAAAAATTAGGCAGCAAAACGATAAAACATCTTGCGCTTGCCATTCACATTGCGATAGTTGCTGTAAATGGTCTTGCCTTCAACATTGCGAAGGTCCGAAACGCGCTTGTAAACCGAATCCTTCGGAACTCCCGAAAGCTTGGCAACCTGAGCAGCGGTGATACCGCGACCAGTGTTATTGCGGCGAAGAACCTTAGCAACCTTAGACAATTGAGACATTCAATAACTCCATAATAAAATGACCGCTTTGTTGAGACAGGCAATATGGCGCGATCTTCTACCATATTGCCCGTATTATACACTAGGTACTACCTAATGTCAATTAGAAAGGCACCTCTTCATCAAGATTTACCGCAGTGACAGTTTCAGCCGGCTTCGGATTGAGAGTTTCATCCAGCTTGAGATAGAGGTCATAGAAGCCGCCCTTAGTATCCACATCAAAGCGGTTCAGACAAAGCTTGATTGCCTTCTCACGATCCTGACCGAAGATGGCGTAGGCTTCGCAGATATGAACCAGACGGCGAGTG